AGTCTATCAAAAATTGCTTTATTTTGTACGGCATGTGGTTTAGATACATCTACATAGTAGTATTTACCAACATCTAAATTATAATGATTTTGTTTCTTGCCTTCCCATAGGTAAAAATGTACATGTTCGTTTGTTCTTAATGGTACATGTAATCTAACAATTTTACCTGCTTTAATTTCTTTATCTACCTTATCTGTATGTTTCTTAATATCTGTACCTGCTTTTAATCGCATAACTCTTACACGTTCAAACTCTGCTGGTATATGTGATAGTATTTCTTTTAAAGGTAATAAAAAAGGTTCTTCATATAGTTTAGTCCATCTTAATTCTGCTGGTTGTACATCTGATTTTAGAACACCTGGTTTTAAAATGTTACCTATATCGTCACTATATCCTCTGATTGATACAGCATCCCAATTACCTTTTGCATTGTATTTTGTTTTAACTGCTGAATACGATAAGTTATCTAAAAATTCAACAACACTATTAAGTGGTTGTTTATATTCAGGCAAGTCTAGTTGTTTAAGTATCTTTTTTGTCATATAACCTCGTTACCCTTTTTATTTCTTTATCTCTTTTCTTTAGTGCCATATTTAGTTTTAATTTACTAACAAGTTCAGTAAATACTCTACCGTGCATATGGTCTAATTCGTGTTGATAACATCTACTAACAATACCATCAAATTCTTCTTCAACGGTTTCTAGTTGTTCATTTTGATATTTAACTTTTATCTTTTGTGGTCTTTCTATATCTAAAAACAAGAAAGGAAAAGTTAGACAACCTTCTTTGTATCTAATCGTTTCTTTACTCATGTCTGTAATTTCAGGATTGATACATACCCATTTCTGACCTTTGTTTATTTGTAGATTGTCACCCATTACAAACATTCTGTATGGTTTGCCTACTTGATTTGCTGATAGACCTATACCACCATAGTTCTTCATTGTTTCAAACATGTTGTTACAGAAATCTGTAATAGTTAAATCTTTTTCGTTTTTCTTAAATATCTCTATATCAAAGGGTGCAATACCTGATAGCACTCTTTCATCTGACGGTGGTAATAGTTTGTATATCATTGAGCGATCCTTGTAAAGTTTTTATATTTCTCAAATTTTATTATTGATGTAAATTTATCAAATAGTATATCACCTTTATGAGATATAATAAATGTATTTTCATTTGTTAGTGTTTTAAGTATTTTAAAAAAGTCTTCGGTACCTTGACCATCTAAACTACTATCAAATATTTCATCTAGTATTAATAGATTTGTATTTGTACTGTTTTTCATTTTTGCAATAGTACGCCATGTAAATAATAACGCAAGGTCTATTCTTAACTTCTCACCCTCACTAAAACTATTGTAATTAAACGTATCTCTAAATCTACTTTTTATTGTTTCATTAAACTCCTGGTCTAACTGAAAATTTACGAAAAAGTCCATTGATTGTAGATACTGGTTTATTAAGTTGTTTATAATAGGCACATACTTTCTAATTATGTTTGCCTTAACACCTGTATCGTTTAATATTTCTCTGGCAATATCTATATATTTCTTTTCTTCTACAGCCTTGTTCTTTTCTACATTAACTAGTTTTAAGTCTTCTTTGATTTGTTCTAATTCTTTTTGTATAGCATTTGAGTTATTATCTGTATTTTCTAGTTTTGCAATTTCTGTATCTAATCTATTTGAGTGTCTATTGATTTCTGAAATAGATGTATTAATCTTTGCCACTTGTATATCTAAATCATTAAGTTTTTTTTCTACTGCTTTATATTGTTTTATTTGTTCTTGTGTTTTCCCCATCTCGGCTGATAGTTGTTGTAATCCTTCTTCTAGTTCGCTAATCTTTTTCTTGCCTTCATATATTTCAGTTTGTTTAAATCTTAAATCAATAGGTTGTGTGCAAGTAGGACAATTGTCATTCTTTTCAAAAAACTCTACATCTCTTTTTTCTTTTTCAAGCTTATGTTCTATCTTTGTTTCTAACTTATCTAATTCTTTTTCTTTTTTAAATACTTTTTCACTACCCCATATTTCTGCTTTTGTAGATATGATTTTTTCATTTAACAATTGTAACTTTTGATTATACTCGTAATTACTTTGTTCGTTTTCTTTTAGTTGTTCTCTCCGATCTTCTATGTCTGTATTATCTCTATTCTGTATTTCTTCAAAATGTTTCTTTTGTAATTCGTATTTTTCTGTCATTAGGTCGTATCTATGCCTTACATCTACTACGTCCTTACTTAACTCACCTTGTTTCTGTCTTAACAATAAATCCATATGTGAGAATACTCTTATGTCTAATATTTCTTCTACAACCTCTCGTCTGTATCTAGCACGTAAATGCATAAATGGTTCATAACTTGTAGATCCAAGGATGACCACCTGGCAGAAAGCACGATAGTTGCATTTTAAAATGTTTTGTTCTAACATATTTTGATAATCTACATTAGAGGCGTCTTGGTTTAATAATACGTCATTACAATAGACTTCAAATTTATTAGGTTTAATACCTCTTATAACTTTATACTTTTTATTAGACGTTTCAAATTCTACTTCTATTTCACAATCGTTTTGATTGATTGTATTTACAAGTTGTTCTTTCTTTATATCTCTAAAGGCACGATTAAATAAACTAAAACATAATGCGTCAAGCATTGTTGATTTACCTGCACCGTTTGTACCTATGATTAGTGTAGATGGTGCCTTTGCTAAATCTACTTCTATAAACTGATTACCAGTAGATAGAAAATTACGCCATCTTAATTTTTTAAAGTATATCATAAATTCAGTATTAACTTTGCCTCTTCACTTAACATATCTCTACTAAATGGTGGAGTATGTGTAACAATTACTTTCACGTTACCTACGCCTGCAACTAATTCACCAGCCTCTTTTATATTTCTACTTATCTCATCAGCTGCTGGACATAACATAGAGGTCAATGTGTGAGTTATTGTAACTTTCTTATCTTCTTTTATATCAATATCGTAAATCAATCCTAAATTAAATACATCTACTGAAGGCATTTCAGGATCATAAACTTTTTTCAATTCTTTTATTATGTCTTCTTTCATTATGCTTTATTATCACTTGCCTCAATGTAAATACTTTTTAAGTATTCTTTTAATTTTGTTTTACTTACATCTGTTTCTAACTGATCAACATAATTATTTAGGAATGTAACTGTATCTTCGCCCATTTCTAATATGTCTTCTCTCACGCTAGCTTTAATGTCTGAATAGTCCTCTACAATATTCAAATCATGTATCGTTATATCATTATACAATCTTTCCAGAAATTTGTCAAATACCTCGTTATTAGTCTTATTTAACACTATTAATTTAATGAAGTGATTATTGTAAGGTTGTATATCAAAGTTAGTATAATCTTTCTTTTTGTCATCATAGATTATCTTTTTATGTATTGTAAGTGGATTAGATATTCTTGTTAGTTCTCTAGTTTCTGTATCAAATATGTGAAAGGCTTTTGGGTCTTGGTAGTCTGACCATGTCATCTCGTATTGAGCACCACAATAGAATATTTGACCATCATCTGTATGTTTATGAAAGTGACCTGAAACTACTCTATCAAATCTTTGAAAATCTGATTTTGATAAACCATGTTCATTGATTACGCCATTTTGCATTTCAATACCTTTAATTTCTAAATGACCAAAACATATATCAGCTTTAGCTGTTCTTAACATCTCCATAGAGTGATCATAATTATCATCACAAATCCAAGGTGTAAATAAAATAGGTGTGCCATCAAAATCTACAACAGTTGATTTAGTATATATCCATGGTTCGTTTCTTTTGTCAAATGATGAGTATAGATTTTCTATAGCATTTACATCATTAGTATTTTTGAAATAGGTATCGTGGTTACCTATAATAATGTGTGTATCAATTTGTTCTTCATATAATCTATCCCAAAATTGTTTTCTAAAAATAGAAGCAGTTTGAAAATTAATAAACTTTCTTCTATCAACAACGTCACCTAAATGAACCAATGTTTTAATATTGTTCTCTTGTAGGTATGGAAAAAAGATTTCATTATAAAATCTTAATTGATAATCTCTAAACGCTTGGCTATCATTACGAACACCGAAGTGTGTATCATTCAGTAGTGCTATCTTCATTATATATCTAGTACAGAGCTATAAGTTCTTTTTTTTCTTTTCTTTACTTTGATCTCATTTGCTTTTGGTTGTTCTTCAGTTGATGGTTTGTTCTTTCTTAAAAATTCTAAAAACTGATTCTTATAATCATTTTGTGTATCACCAGGTAACGTAGCAAATTCATCTATGTTTGCCTGTTCAATCATTCTATATTTTATATTACTTTGTTTTTTCTCTTTTTGTATTCTTCTTATAAAAGCATAGTAAATGATTTGTGTAAAATACGCAAATGGGTTATTAGATTTCTTTGGATTAAAGTTATCCAAGTATTGTAAGCAGTTTTCTATACCATCAGAAATCATGTCATCTCTAAATGTATAGTTTATAAAATTTGGTCTATAAGATAAGTGATTCGCAATCTTTAAAAAACATTCACCAATGTAATTAGTAACTGGTGGTTTCTTTCTTTTTCTTTTTTCTGCCTTTTCACATTTATCCTTATATTCAATCATCGCCTGTAGAAAAACTTTATTATCTACATAATGTTCTGATTTTTTTCTTGTTCTAGTCATAGTTTTATTATATCACATTCTTTGTTATTGTCAAGGACCTACGGTCAAATCAACCAATTATAGATGGCTCTTAATGCAAGTAACAGATACATCAATTCCATCAATGCTCTAGGTATATCTTTGTCTTTTACGCCCATATATATCCAAATCGTGCAGGATAGTGTTGCAATTGCCCATCCGACCCATTGAGTGTCAGGATTTGCATTAGAAAGTATGTAAGCACCTATCATGGCGAGTACAAACCCTAACCATCTCATTCCGTCTAATCGTTGATAAAATCTAATTTTCATTGGTGCTTGACATAATCTAATTCTAGTGTTAAAATACCCATGTGGGTTGTTACCGAGAATACCTAGCTACCTCACTAGTGAATCTTTTTAGATGGCATTTTAAGTAAATCAGCAACTTCTTTAATATCATTCTTATCTATATCTCTCATATTGGGATCGGTCTCGGACAACTCGTCTAACTCATCATCCGTCATATTTCTTTCAATAAATCCTGGTAAGGCCTGTTTTGAGTTCTTTAGTGTTTTCGTTAGGCCGTCATATCTTTTAGTAAATGCAGGAGTAGCATTGCAAATAGTGACAATCTTATCTATAGGTATTGTGACTATTTTTTCATCTGTAAAACCTACCCAACGAACAAGTGCTATATAATCAGATATGCCTTGTTCAGTTATTCTAGGCACATACTTAATTAACATAGGTTCTTGTAATCGTAGAAGCTTTGAGTTTTCAGGTAATTGATTTTTATGTAAAGGAAACTTACAACAGATTTCCTCTCCAGAAACCAATCTGATAATCTTAACAGACTTTGTGTCTATTCTATTAATCATATAACTATTTATCTTTCTTAAGCAGTAGCATACCACAATGAGAGCCACCTAGTGTTTCTGTCATAGCATAGTCTAATAATGCTGTTTCTTTAAATAACTTCATATTGTACCATCCTTTATTCTTACCAGGACTTTTGTCCTCATTAGGCATATAATCATGGAATACTATTTTAAAAGAGTCCTTTGTTCTTTTTAGTATTTCTTCACAATCATTCCATTTTAATGCACCATCAATAAAAACAAAGTCAAAGTCATAATGCATATAATCTAACCAGTAATCTCTGCTTTCACATATAAATCTGTTTATATCTATATTATACTCAAATATATCGTTTTTGTCAATGGAATACACCTCACAATTTAGTTTTAAAGCTGCACCACTTTTGCCCGTACCTGTACCTATCTCTAGTGCCTTCTTACAGCCATGGCTTTCTTGTAATAAAAACTTAAAGTCTTCGTCTGAAATCATTTTAAATCTACCGTATGGATCTCATAATTGAAACCTTCTCTATTATAGATTCCTACCCTTTCCTGAAAGTGTGTTAATGTAAAATTCTTTTTATCTTTGTATGTTAGGTCGTCTGAAATATCATAAACTGTAGCGCTGTCTTTCTTATCGCCGACACGAAGCCCACGACCAATAGATTGTAATACTCTTATAGGGCTTTTAGTAGGGCTACTAAAAACAATGTTGTGTAGATTACGAATATTGATACCAGT